TGAACAAGGTCTTTGTCCAGGAGGTCATACGCCTCAGCCCGCGTAATGTGTTCATCAGGGTGGACACCTTTCGTGTGCCCGAACCCAATGGTCCAGACCCCAGCAGGACATTTATAAGATTCAAGGGCCGGACCGCCTTTGGGACCTTGCTCAAACTCAGATATGAACTGAGTTGCTAGTTCAGGTGGGTAAAGCAGGATATCTTGTGTCATTGAATTGCACCAAAATTTGAGTTACTCTGAATGGGTTACTTTTATTGTTAAAGGAACGACTATGGCAAAAAACGAAAAGTCCTCTAAGGAACTTGCGTCTCTCGCTGGCAAAGTGCTCCAGCAGAAGACCTCTACTAAAACTGCTAAGAGCTTGGCGGGTTCTGTTTTAACGCAAGCTCCGGATCGCAAGTCTCAGAAGAAAAAATAGTTTGTCTACTTAGTATCTGTTTGCGGGGTATACATATGTGCCCCGCAACTTGTTTACGATCCGCACCGCTTATGTGAGGAACAAGGACTACAACAGTATCTGTTTCTTTTCTAATAAAGCCCACAGAGGTAACCTCGGTAACTTTATATTCAAGTTCGTCCTCAAATTCCCATCCTGGAGGACATCCAAAGGTATCAACCCACTTAATTATCTCGATTCTCATTTAGGCTCCTTCGTATTGTGTAAGCCATGCAGTTGCTGAACTTCTTTTTTGATAGATTCAATATCTGAACTGATACGTTCAAGCTGCTTCAGATTCTCAGTGTTTGAAGTTGATCGTCTGTTTAGCTCGTTAATCTGGAGGCGCTGGAGGGCCGTTTCGTTCTCCAGCATGTTGATCCGATCTTGCTGTGACACGATCGTGTACTGATTCAACTGAGAGTTTGTGAAAAACCCAGCCATATAGAAAGCAAAGAACAGAACCAACTTTATAAGGCCGGCTATGAATGAGCGCATACTAATTGCCATGATTCGCTCCATTGTTGTGAACAGTGAGTTTTAATTTGCCTGTGACGATCCCGTACAGCGTATTCATGATCTTCAGGCCAAAATATGAAGAAACTCCTGAGCACGCTCCTATCCATTCCCAGGAGAGCTTGGAGGTACGCAGAATTAAATAGACAATGAATCCGGCCGCGCATGACGTAACAAACTCAATGAACCAGCGCGGAAAATTCCAGCCCCGTTCTCCTCTCACGTACGGCATAGCCGAGCCCGAGGCGGCGCAGATAAGGATAAGCGCGAACACTATTAGATTTACCGTGCTGGCAAACTCGCTGAGGCTGAAATCTGTTTCCATGTTTATCTCTCTTTTTAGTTATGGTAGTTATGCTCCGAGGTTCAATGCGCACACCTCACGAAAAGCCCCTCGAAGTGAGGGGCGGGATGGTTAAGAGGCGCCAAAGTTCGGATAAAAATCAACGTGCAGTATTGAGGCCACATTCGGCGGCGTTCCATATCTAATTTTTACCGTGTATGAATCTCCCTTCGCTATTGGCATAGAACCTGACGGCCACCCCCAATCTTTTGAATAGCAAAAGACAGAGTCTGCGCCTATATTGTTTTGGATAAACATAGTGATGTCCTTTGCTTGATTGTCCTCTAGTTGTACTCGTAACCAACCATCACAAGGTGCTACACCTGTGGTGATGGTTATCAAGTTGGTAGATAAAGGCGATGGAACGGTGACGGTTGAATGTTGCAATCCCGTCAAACGGGGCATTGACCTATGGCTTTTATGGAAGCTCTCTAGGAGCAGTTGGAGGAGCGACTTCAGCATGACGCACCTCCTACAGCAGAGTTAATTAAACGGAAGAAACATAGCCCATCTTTCCGATATAAAATTTGGAACTGTGATCTTGACATTAACGCCTTTACGTACTCGATAAACGTTGCAGTACCAACCGGACGTAGTAAGCAAAACGCGAGGCATGACTGAGTTATTATTCGTTGCGTTAATATCAACTGCGAAGTTAGAAGTCCCCGTGTTCCTAGCGTACACCTGCAGCCATCCGTCGCTTGGAGGTGTATAAATAATATTGTCTTCTGTAGATGAAAACTGAATGGCAATACGATTTGCGATGTTGGGGTACGTCCAGTCCTGAACACTCTCCTTCTTGCCAACCAAGAACTTCTCCGCAAAGAGCTGTACAAGCGACTTAAGCGACATAGCACACCTCCTTGCAGAAGAGCGTTCTTAAGAGCTCGACCCCCCCCCGATTGAGCCAATCAGTTTAACAAAGGCGCAAGTGATGTTGTTTGCGTTTCTAACGGCCATGGCGTAGGCACTGCCTTTTGCGACGGGACATATCACTGACACAAAATCGCCCGTTTTTTGAGGCGTTGAAAAGGCGGCTACTCCAGAACTGCTAGCGCTTCCAATGGCCTCAGGAGACGTGGCGCCAAAGTTCATCCTTATGTAACCGTCAGAACTTGCAATACCCGTACATACCTCTCCCCATACCTCTTGGTAAGTTACAGACGGAGTTAGAGAAACTTCGGTAGGAGAAGGCATAGCACTATGTCCTGCCTCCTCAGGAGTAGTTCGGCTATCGAGTAGCCGCTGAATTAAAGATTTCAAACTCATTTAGAAACCTCCTTGTCTCATTTGTGTTCTTGCGTCAACTTTCTGCTGTAGCTCGTAAGCTAGAGCTGTAGGGAACTCAGGCCACTGGACGAACGGGAAACCCGTCTGCTCGGGCAGGTTTCTAAGGGCCTGTCTGTACGTTTCTAAAGCCGTTCTGTCTGCGTCCTCAAGGGCAGAACGCTTGGCTCCTGCGCTTCTTGCCACGGTAATATCGGGCAGTTTCACGTAATCGTCAGTGTCCGAGATTCGAGCGTTACGTTCCGATTTGATCTCGTTGCTGTAGCGTTCTTTGCAGAATGCGTCGGTGTTTTCGGGCAACTCGGTTTCCGTGTAGAACTGACCATCAGCAGAGGCATACAACCCAGCGGGTGAGAGTTCACCGAGCCAAAACTTCATGCCGTTGTAAATCTCTTTGAGCTGGTAGTGCTCGGCGGCGTATGCGTCGTCTGCCTCGTTGTTGAATACATGAACAACGGGAGAATTACTTCTCGCCACAATCTTCCCTTCGTGGTCTTTGATGCAGTATTTCTCGATAGGCTTGGCCTTGGCCGCAGCCAAATACTTCTGTTTGATTTCAGTAAGCGTCATCTCTCATTTACTCCAATGCGTCGATCTCTGTCTGAGTAGCTCCGTTTTCCAAGCAAAGCTCTTTAAACATTTGAATTAGTCCGAGGTTCGTGTAGACCTGTTCTTTATCAGTCGCCTCAATGGTTTGTTCCGAGAGCTTCACCACGTCGCTTGCGTCCGCGGCGCCAATGTTTGTGCGGGCGACTTCCTTCTCCGCGGCGCTGATTCCCGTCTGTGCGACGTAGCCCACCTTCTTGACAAGCGCGTCGCCCACTGCCTTAGCGTCTGCAAACTTGCCGCTGACAGAAAGCGTCGTGTCGGACGTAGGCTTGTTCGTCAACTGCGTGTAGTCAGTCGTGCCCGCAGGCCCCGGTACACCTTGCAAACCTTGGATTCCGTCATCACCCTTATCACCCTTCGGGCCTTTAATGTTGACGGTCGCAGGATTGGCAAGGCCTTTGTCGTTTGTCCAAGAGATGTCGCCTGCGCTAGATACTGCTGGGGTAAATGTTGCACCGCTGCTTCCCTGAACACCCGGACTTCCTGTTGGCCCCGTATCGCCCGTATCACCTTTACTGCCTTTCGCGCCGAACAAAACCCAATGGGTCGTCTGCGTTGTGGGCACATAGTTGGCGGGCACGTTTTGAAGTGCGAGGTAAGCGCTTCCTTGGTAGAGCACAAAGTCGTAGGCTTCGTAGGTCGCAACTGCGTCCCACGCTCCTTTGTAAACAGGACGCACACGCCCTAAGTTAATAGTCGTCATACTGTTGCTTCCAATTCGCCGTTAGAGTTAATCGTGAAATTCGTTGCAGGCTGTACACCCACGTAATCCATCTTCAAGTACGAGTCCTCAATGCGGAACTGCCCGAAGGCGGCCGCCCACGGACTACTTCCCATCGGACCCTGAGGTCCCGTACTTCCGACAGGGCCCGGACTGCCTTGCTCGCCCGGTTCGCCTTTATCGCCTTTAGCCCCTTTGATGTTTACGGGGGTGGGATTAGGCAGACCGCGATCGTTTGTCCACGAGAGCACACCTTCAGTGGAAACCGCAGGCGTAAACGTCGCGCCTGCACTGCCCTGCAAACCCGGCGCCCCTTGACTGCCCGTCGCGCCGTCATTGCCCTGCAAACCGCGAGGGCCGCGTAAGTTTGCGATAACCGTACCAACGGTAGCCGTGGTCGAAGTTACCGACATGACGGGAAAGACATTGCCGTCGGAGCGGGAAAGAATCAGATCACCCGCTTTAACATTGACGGAGGGCAGAATGGACGTGAGGCTAACCGTGGCATTTGCGGTCAGATAAGAATGCGAGCGCATGGAAAAGCCTGCCTGTTCTGCGGCTTCTCTGACCTTCTGCAAGATTTCCTGAGCGTCTGCGGCGTCTTGCTCAGCGGACGCCGCGGCGACTTGAGCGCTCTGAACTAATGCCTCGATGTCGGAGAACGTCTTCACAAGCTCGTCGATCTCGGCCTTAAGCGCCTTGATCTCGGCGACATCATCTTCAACAGTGGCATAAATTTGTTGAGCCAACTGCGCGTACTCGTTAGCCGTTGCAGCGGTCTCCAAGACTTCTGTCAGTACTTCCTGCGGTGTGTGCTCCGATGTGCTTGGAACAATCAGGCATCGACCAAGCGCTTCCTTCAGCTGCTGGCAGTAGATAGTCAGAGTATCCAGTGCATTATTTAGAACTTCCGGATAGAAGCCCCCGCCATTAGTAAAGACCTTTTCTTGAAGGAAAGGCGCATTCGAAAGAATCGCCAGCGCTTTTCCGGACGGAAGCGCATTGTTTAAAGTGACTGTACCTCCGGGCGAATTTTCCTGGTTATCGTTGAGCGTAACCGTGTAGTTCGTTGAGGCAAGCGTCTCGGAGACCGAAGTGTCCTTGTTGTCAGCAACGACAACGGACAAGTCGGATCCCTTCATCACTTTAAAGCTGAATGTGAAGGCCTTTGTCGAGCCGTCACTGATATAAGGACCAGCTCTCCGCAGTTCTTGAGAAATTGACATTAGCGATCTCCTTGCCATCAATTTTCATTTGACAGCAAGGAGGTTTATGGACGGGTTCTTAGTCCTTCTTCGCTTTGCCGGAGAGAACTCCCTGAACAAATTCACCAGAGTCCGCCGGCTGGATGTCTCCCGCTTCAACTCCCGCCATGTAGCCCAGCGGTTTCTTGAGGAAGCCAAGCGGCAGCCCCGTTACCACAGAGAGAAGATCGAGCATATTGCGGGTATAGGAGCGGGCATTCACATCCTCATCGTTAAGGATCTCAACGGTTTGTTGAATCGCCTTGCCGCTTCCTTCGATAAGGCCATAAGCCGGAGCGGTCATAATCCTGCCAACATAAGGATCGGTTCCCCAGATGAATCGCGCAACGTCCGAAACTGCTCCGCCTTTTTGATCTTTGGCTAAGCTAGCACCGGCAGTGTTAATAAATTGTCCGGCAATAGGAGCCATAGCCACAGCGTTCTTAAAGGATTCCGAGGCCAACATTCTCAGCATATCGTCCATGCCGAATTCGTCATCATCGCCTGTGTCCGGATCTCCAAAGACCACCGCTTCAATGAGTTTTGCAACAACGGATGGAATCGTCACAACTAAGAGAGCGTCACGAGCATACATGCCGTAACGCTTAATCAGTTTCTTCTCCATGCTGTCTGCGTGGAAGCGCTCATTGAGAAGATTGAACTGCATGTTGAAGTAGTTGTAGAAAACAAGGAAGGAGCGGTACAAAGCATTTCCTGTTTCAACATTCGCAACGTTTTCCGGAGAGAAGTCTGACATAGTCGTACGGATAACCGAGTCTGCATCCAGTACCGCTTCCTCAGTGGTTCGTCCTTTCTGCAGCGCCTGGTTGTAAGCTCCGACCCACGTAATCGCATCAATCGGGATCTGGCATAAAGACTGCAAGAAATATCCTTTTCTCATCAGGAAGTCATGGACAGGCTGAATATATTTAGCCTTAGCGGCAACCGTCTTGTTAAAGATTCCTTTTTGTTTTGTAACGCGGTTGTCCTGGGTAGAGGAAATCTTATAGACCTGAGACTGAAACTCCATCGCACGGTCATTGAGGCGAGACATCATGAAAGGAGAAAGCTGAGTGATCTGTTCTGTTACCCTCCTCGGGTCACGGGCAAAGACTCCGGCGGCGTCAATGAGATTTCTTCCGGAAACCTTAGTAAGGGCAATTGAGAATCCCGTGAACTGCTGCAGAGCGTTTACGATGTGGCCCATCATGATGTTGATGCCGGCGATACCTCTGAGTTCATTGAGTTTCTTGCTGATCCAGCCGCTTTTCCCGTCACTGACATCCTGGGTATAGGACCGTTTAAGCCAGGGCTTAAGCATGTCTTTCATGGTCGTAGGATCCTGAGAATCGATTCTTTCCTTCAGATCCTTATTAATAAGCAGCTTGGCGACATCTTGAGCGACTGGGGCGATATAGCAGAATCTCAGAACTGAGGAAATATGGTTTGAAATGATCGCCATATCAAAGCTCAGAGGTTCGTGATAGTCAGAGGCTCGAGTTTTTGTGAAGCCAGGATTTGATACCGGCATTTGGCTCAGCGAGTCTGTCTTAGTAAGCTGGTCAATTTCATCAAACGTGGCCTTGTCTGCCACAAGGTATTTATCCGTTGTCGCCGGAACATAACCGCCTCGATATTCTCCCCACGGAGTTTGAATCGGAGAGGCTTCAATCTCTTTGAAGGTGTACCCGTATAGATTCTTGTAAGCCTTCTGCGCATCCTCCTTTGTCGATTCCAGAAGATCCCATACCTGCTGTACGAAATCCATGTCCGCCTTGGTGATTGTGCCGTCAGCGTAACACTGGGAAATGAATTGATCCCATCGTTTAGTATCTAATTTTTTATTGCCCTCTTGGTCTTCAACCATCTCGGCCCAGGCGTTCCCCTTTCCTCTACCACCGAGCAAGAGCTTTTCTTTGTTCGATTCATTGCCGGTATGAAGAAGAGCTCCGATAAGCTCCGCCTTAGTTCTAAACGTGTAGTTAAGAGTCGGAGCGTGGATGTCCGTCCGAGACAGCCATTCCTTCTGCATCGGTTTAATTATCTCTGCGAGCTTTTGCTGAAGTTCACTGTTACGGTTGCGGAATTTAGCCGTGGCCTGAGCAACCGGATCGTAGATGTAGGATCTGAACGGATGGTTGGGATTGCCTGTATCCATTTTGTTGCACCAAGACTCAACACGAACAAGCGCAGATCCGAGACTCAGGAGGCCATCTTGTTTGAATTTCTCATAAGCGGTTGTTGCCTCTGTCTGTCCCACTGTGTTGTAAGACAGATTCTGTGTGCTCATCTGGGCAATCAACTCCTTAGCCGCTTGCTCACGAGCTTCTGCTTTTGCCTCACGAGTAGTTTCCTTCCATTGACGAGAGATCGCAAAGAGCATATTCACATCTTCTGCTAAGGCCAGGAAGTCACCGTAAGTCAAAGTGCTGTACCCTCGGCCTCCCTGAAGTCCTCTGTAACGTTTAAATATTCCATCCAACATCTCATAAGTGGGACGAGCAATCTCTTCAAAAACATTGATAGTTTTCTCTACAGCCAGAAGGTCTACATCTTCGGGTTTAGTTTTTCCAAAGCCTTCAATATTGAAGACAGCGCGAAGTACATTAAGGACATCAAGGTCATAAGTCTTAGCAAGTTTCTTATCTGCAGAGAAAGCTTTTTTGCGGATGCGTTCAAAGCGATCCACTTGCTTGTCGACATCCAAAGCCTGAAGCGCCGCCTGTAGATACATCAACTGCTGTCGCTTGTATGCGGCGGCTCTTCCCTTATCCCCGCTGGCCAATGCTTCATAAGCCTTTCTGGAGGCTCTTGCCTGCATTGCCACAAAGTTCCGAGGATTGACGTTGTAAATAGGCATGTTGGCCAGCATCAATTCGGCAGAACGTTTAGCTGCTTCATTGATCATTCTCTGGCTGATTCCTGCAGGGCTCCCTGCCAAATACTTAAACTCTGTTGCGACAAATCTTGCCCGGGCTTCGTTCTGTAGAGCCTCAGTAATCTGAGCATCGATGCCTGCCTGAGTAAAGTTTTCGGAATACTTCTCAATGCATCTGCGAGTTGTTTCTTCTTCGATGCGCTCGTCTTTTCTTGCTCCGTCAAGAAGTCCTTGAACCATGTCTTGAACAGTGGCGAACGCATTGCCCTGACCTCGCATGAGTTCCATTACTTCAGACGGCGCCATTCCTCCCTTTTTCGTTAGGCCGAGAGCGCTCAGCTTTTTGATCGTGGAAGAACTGATCTTGGCGGCCGTCAACGCTTCCGGATCAAATTTCCAATTGATGCCGAAGGTTTCGTTACTCTTCTTGATAAGTTCAAAAGCACGAGTTCCGGCCTCAGCCTCGATCTCCGCCGTAACGCCTTCTTTAACCTTGTCGCGGATTTCTTTGGCTTTGCGCTGGATCATCCGCAAAGTCTTGGCTCTGGCGTTCGAGTACCACTTCTCGTCCTTTGCTTTTGCTTCATTTAACAGGGCTTCGCCGTCCGCCAGCGCCTCATCATGCGCCTTCTGCATGGCGATCCAGTCTTCTTCGCTCATGTCTTTGGGCTTTTCATCAAAGAGCGGGCGCATAGATTCAGAAACTTCAGCCTGATAGAGGTCGGCTTCTGCATTGAGCATTCGATCCATTACGCGCTGAACTTCCTCAGAGAGCTGGGGAAGTTCCTCTCCAAACTCAGATTTGTACTGAGCCGCTCTTTGTTCCGCCACTCCGCCCGTCCATGCTCGATAAACGTCTCTGATCCATTTACCGAGATTCTTGAAAACAGTGATCAGCTTAGGATTGTGGGGCTTTCCTGTGGCCAAATAGATTTCGGTCTGATAGGCAAAGCGTTCGTGAAACTTTCTCTTCTCTTCGATGCTGAGGTTCTTCCATTCATCCAGCGACTGGAGACCGAAGTCTTTCAGAAGAGTTTCTGCGTCCTGCTTGATAAGTCCGGAGACACCTGTCTCGCCTGCCAGCTGCATCAGGTTTTCAAGATACCAGTGGCTCATTTCATGGGCAAAGGTAGACAAGTCGGCATTCGGAGTCAGGTGGATTGTGTTTTGCTTAGGACTGTAGCCGCCGCGCTCGTTTGTCTCGTTCTGGAAGTAAACGAGAGAGTCCTGAATCTTTTGGGATAACTGAGAGACGGCCTTAGCCCTCACAGTCTTTCGGTTACTGCTGAGTTCTACACGAATGCCTTTTTCTTCCAAAGCGTCAACCAGTTCTTTCGGGGCGTTGTCCGGCAAAACAGCTCCGGAAAACTCTTCAATATTTGAGTTTTCTGTGACTGGTTTTGTGCTGATCAGAGTGACTTGGGTCGGCTTAAATCCTTCCGGAAGATCTAGGCCAAGCTTGGCAAAAACTTCCGTCGCAGAAACATTTATAGACTGCGGTTCGATCTTTTCGTTCTGGAAGAGGATGTCTCCCGTTTTTTCATTCAGTCTGTTTGTAAGGTCTCGGATAACTCTTTCTCTGGCTCCCTCAACCTCAGCATCATATTTAGCAACAGTAATGCCCGCCTTCTCCAGGCGTCTGATTGTTGCTTCGCTCGTGCCTTCTGGGACAACTGCGCCTCTAAACTCGTCGGCTCCGACTGCTCTCTGCGGTTTCGCCTCGAAGTAATCAGTCATTGCCTTCTTAATATCATTGAGAATCTCCACACCTAATTTGACCGTTTCATCACTCGGTTCAAAGCCGTACTTCTTCAATGCGGATTTCATTCTGGCAGGAGTAGGTTTGCTCTTTTGACCTGCAACTTTAGCCAGTGCCTCCATTGCTCTATCAGGGGTTGAAAACTCATCACCTCGATTTTCTCTAGCCGCAAGATCTCTGAAATCTGACATCTTGTCATTTGCTGCGGCATTAATGCCGTTTACTGTCTGAGAATCAGCAATGAGGTCTCGGTTTCCTTGAATGTCCTCTATAGAATCAAACCGCCGAGCAGCGGCCGCCCGAACCTTTCCAGGTCCAAAGAAAAGAGTTGATTCTTTGTTGGAGACGGCGGAGGATTTCATAGCCTCAACCACATTTTGTAGCGTAATCGGCCTGTATGAGTTCCCAACCTTGATAAGAGGTGCGCTATAAACGGAATTGACTTTATCAGAGATAAATTTTTCAAATTCGTCCCTCATCGGAGCTATAAGTTTTTCAAGCTCTAGCTGAGTTGCGCCGCTGGAAACTGGGGCATCCCCTCCCTCGGCTTTTTTCCGTTCTACTTCGTACTTCTTGACTTCTTCAATGAGTTTGAAGGGGATAAAGCCTGTTTTCTCGTATGCGTCAATGTTGTCTCCGTATGCACGCATTCTCAGGCCTTTTAATCCTGTCGGTTCATTGAGCTTTTCTCGAAGGGCCTCAACAACTCCATCAGAAATCTTCTTATGAGCCGCACTGCCTTCTTCAACGGTGCTCACATCTAATCCGTTGTTATCAACAAAGTCGGAGACAATGCCCGCGGCAAAACTAGGCTTTTTAGCCTGTTGTTTGATAGGCGTGAACGGAATACCTTTATGCTTTATGAAAAGGTACATACCTGAAGCATGGGTCAAAAGGTCCTTGATAGCTTTATCCCTGTCTCCCTCATATTGAAGGTAGTAATAACCGCTTGGGCCGTTCTCGTTGACCTCTTTTTTAGCCTCCATGATTTCCTTAACTAGGGGTTTTGCCTTTTCAGTGTTGAGGCTTTTAGACCAATCAGGCTGAGGAAATCTAGCCGTGTAGGCGTCCTGAGAGAAGACGGGTGTCCCTCTGCTTGGGTCAACCATGTCTCGAGTACCAATAAGAGAGATTTCGCCGAAGTCAGCATATGGTGTTCTCTGTTTGGTAATACCTAAGGACGGTACGGCAAAACCTCCCAAGTCTAAAGACTTGTTGAGATTCTCTTCGCTGATATTGTGAACCGTTATCAGGGGATCTTGGATACTTGTTTGATAGTACCCAGGGAACAGTTCCCGAAGCTTGACTAGGTCGGCCTCGGTCTTTACACTAACACCTGAGTCGTTGGAACCCCGAAGGCTATAGATGCCGGAGCTCTTGTTCCAACGACTTATTTTTTGGCTATTGGCGTAAACCAAAGCGTTGTTTTGCTCCTGCAACGGAAAGTACAGCGTATTTTCAGGGCCCCAAGAGGTTTTTGCCAAATTGATTTCAGCATGCCTTCCAGGGCCATTAAATTTAACCGCGACAACAACGTTTTGATTATTTTCGGCCTTTAGGTCAAGCATGAAGAGATAGGTATTTTCTCTCCGATCATCTCTGAAAATTGCAATCGGATCTGTCAGCGCTTCTGGAATTTGCTTCAAAACTCGTTTCGAAATCTCGGGATGAATATGGTGAGAAGGACTAGATTTTTTTTCTCCTGGCAGGGCACCATCAAACATGTGAGGGGTAGCCCGAAGCGTTAAGAACTTTGCCCCAATCAATTTCATCACAAGCGGGGTTTGCTTGAGCATTACCACGTTTTGAGTGGGTTTTTCTTTTAATCCATCAACAAGCTTTCCCCAAGTATCACTGTCCTCTTTCAGTTTTTGTTCCGCCGTTTTTTCTGGAGCGGAAACTGCTGGATTCTCTTTCTGTCCAGCTCTTTTCTGAACCAGCTCTGTTCGTTCAATGCCAGCAGAAGACTGAATCTTCGGCGCAAATTCCGCAATGCGTTCCGGAGCGATATTGGCATCTTTGGCCAGACGCACAATACTGGCCGCCTCCAGTCGAGCATACTGCCTTGCAATTCTCTCTTCTCGATAGCCATTGATTCCGCTGGCCATAAGACTCTGAGTCATGCTCTTAGTCAGGTCATCGAAGGCCTGCGCATACTTAGACTTCTGAACCTGATTTACAGCCTGGTTGATTTCCTTTGTCGCTGCTTCCCTGCCCTCTTCAGTTGAAAGATCCCAATCATTCTGGCCAACCCAGTCAGAGACAAGTTTGCGTGCCTTTTTCGCTTCGTAGGCACTGAGTTCGTCCAGATTGAATCTAAGGTGCTGAGTCAAAGCTTCTCCGAAAGGAGTTCCGGCAATATGGGCGGCGTAGTCTCCGGTAGAGATTTCAACGTCTCCGCCCGAAGCCACGGCTTTTTGAATAGCATTTACTAGCTCAGGATTGATCTTCTTCAGGTCTTCCAGACGAACGTTTTTCTCTTGCATTGTCTGCGCAAACATTTCCCCATCTACGTAAATCGTGGGTTTGCCTGCGCTCTCTGCCTGGTTCTGAACGGCCTCGGAGACAACTCCGGGTGCAGTCTCTCGGGCAGTTATTTCCGGAGCAATCTGATTAAGGTTCTCGAAGAATTCCTGATTCCTTTGGGCGGTTTTGATCTTAGAGATGTGGCGCGTCATACCTACTGCACCGCCAGCAAGACCCAGTGCCCAAACACCTTTAATCGTCTCAATCCCGATGTCGGCCAATCTATCCATCACTTCATCCGGAGTAATGGAATCAAACTGCACATCTTTTGTGAGTTTCTTGGCGGCCTCTTCAGCAACAATGTTTGAAATTTCCTGAAGCTCTTCAACACCTACTTCGGTTGCAAGGCCTGTTGTGAAAGCCTTGGCAACATCCACAGCCGCGGCTCTGAAGGTCGGCTTTTTAAGTGCTTCGATAGTTTTTTCTTTGACCTTCTGGCCGAACATCTGCTTAAAGCCGGTTATGCCAAGGAGCTTCCCTCCGAACTTCGTGAGCACGGCATCACCGATGGCTTCCAAGGAGCCATTAACAAAGCCGACCGTTCCGGACAATCGTCTGGCAACGTCATCATCAATGCCTGCCTCTCGCATGTCTTTGTAAGCAAGACCGCCCTCAACCTCCTTTGAGGTTTCCATGACGGCGCCGCTCATTGTCATGAGGCCTAGTGCTCCAAGTGAGACAGGGACGGCAACAGGAGCTCCCGCTAACGCAAGGGCACCCAAACCCAAGGCGCCTGCTCCCATACCGAGAGCTGCACCCTTAGCGGCGGTGTCTCCGCTGACCGTGAGCATCTGCCCGATCGTCTTCATGGTCGGATAGGACAGCCAGGAATCCTTGAACTTTTCGTCCAGTGCGGCCAGCGTGTCATCGATTTCTTTTGAACGCTTTTCAAAAGCGGCGTCTTTTGTAATCTTGCCTAAGCGCAGATCCTCATACATACGGCCCTGCTCGTTCTGCAGTTCTCCGGACAAATATCCGGCTCTCCAGCCGTCAAGGGTTTTGACCTCGGGCTCATAGTCTTCATCCTCCCGCTTCCACTCGGTTTCTTCATCCGCATAGGTCAAAGATTTCGGAGGCTCGGCAGGATTGCGTGCGGCCATCTTTTCCGCAAGCTCGTTGAGAAGAATGTCCGTCTTAGTCAGCGGCTTAAGGTCATTTTTCAGAACAGGAGCTTTATCTGGATTATTCGTTATGTAGTCAGAAAGTCCGGGGGATTGCTTCAAGGTGTTGGCCGTGCGAAGTTTCTCAAGGCGGTATTTCGATCCTTCAAAATCAGAATCCACTTCTGTCGGAGAAATTCCGAGCTGGCGGGAAATGTCTAAAACTTCCGCCGTGCGGCCAGGATCCTTTCCTAGAACAAATTGGGATGCAGAATATGCGTCGCGCTCGATAATCTCGTAAGGGTTGAAAGGCTGAGCGGGAGGAACGGGAACCGGATTGACCGGTTCAACAGTCAGCCCTTCAGTGGGTTCCTGGGCAACCACAGACTGGGTTGTCGGTTCTCCCGGAACTTCCATAGAGCCGTCCGGAGTTTCAATTGCTTGTTCGTCTGTAATGAAAAAATTCGGCATTTACTTTTCTCCAAACGCCATGTGCAGGGCAATGAGTTCGACTGCCGCACGCGTCACAGCGGGATTGCGAGGATTGTTCTTGGCTTGTCTCTTGGCTTCTGCGTAAGCTCTTTCCCAAAGCTCACGATTAATTGGCATACCGCCCATCCGAGCATCGATCAGCTGAGACTGCTGCTTCGTGAGGTTCTGAAGCGGCGGAAGGTTGAAGTACCGACTGCGGATATTGTTGACGGCACTTAGCCTGTCAGCTTCTGTGGCCTTAGTTCTAAAGCCTGCCTGCGGCACAGCTTCCCAATCAATCTTCTTCTCTTGTCTGAAGTCGGCGCCGGAGACCTCGTTGTAGCCAAACAAAAGCCCCGGCTTTTGTCCTTCAAACACCGTGTTGACCATTGAGTTCAAGGTGTCATTGCTCAGGACGTTTTTCTCGGCCTGCTGGGTTCTGGCCGCATAAAGAGACTGAGCAGAAAGGACAGCATTCTTTGTCTTCTTAGCGTTGAATTTTTCATCATTGCAGCGCTGTTTGACCTTGGCCATGAAAGCCTTGTACTGCTGATCGTCGAGTTTCTCGACGTTGTACTTCAAAGTCTTGATGGTCTGTTTTGTGAGGTAACCGCGGTACTGATCAAAGTTAGTCTGAGCAAACTCTTCCGGATCTCTTTCTGCCAACTCTTCAAGGTTCCCCAAAACAGCAGGATCATCCTCAGTGCAAGGGAACTTTTGATGCTCGATTGCCCGCTGAATCTTCTCGTATCCGACGCGGTCATTCGTCTTGATTGTCGACATGAGGGAGGCGGGAACTTCCTCACCGTTATCTACGAACTGAAAAGCCTGATTGAGATTGTCGTAGTTTGTCGCCTTCTCAAGCGCTTCCTGCTCTCTCTTGGCTCCGTACACCTTGTTTTTGACAGCGGCGCGATACTTTTCCGGAACAGCATTGATGTTGTCTAAAAGCTCTCTGGCTTTGCCATTGTCCTTCTTGAGAATTTCATCCGTGTAGCGGTTGATAGTCGCTCGATCTGAAGCCATCTGCATTGCCGACTTTAATCTGAGCCCTGCTTTCGGGCCCATCTCGGTTTTGTGCTGAGCAATGTAAGCCTTGGCCTGAGAGAGCTGGCCCGCATCGATCATATTGCTCACTCGGAGCTCGTGGATCGGCCCCAGAACTTTGATCATGTCGACAGGCGTGCCGTGAAAGTCTCCGATCTGCTGAGCAATAGAACGAGCCGCAACAAGTCCTGACTTTGCTGTTTCCGGATCGGCGTCTGCTGCCTGGTTAAGGGCTAGGCTAAGCTGATTTTTAAGAACTGCGTCTTTGTATTCGAGCTGTTGGCTCGTGACATAGGTGTTGACCTGATCATTGAGCTTCAGGCTTGAGGCCTGATAAAGACGATCAAAGGCGCTGCGGACTCGGGCATTTCCAGCCTGCTCCCTCAGCTTCTCATAACGCTGTTTGAAGGCATCGCTGACTTCATCGTTCAGGCTTCTTCCGTCCGGACGTTCAAGTGCGTTTACTCCTTTAAGTCTTTCGTATCCGTTCTCAGGATTAACTCTGAGGTCTATGCGTGCATGTTCAAGCTGAGTCGATAAGTCATCCAGGCGAGTCTTATCAATTTCCAGCTGCCATTTGTCGTAGGCATTCCTGAGATCTCCGGACAATTTATTCATTGCTTCGCCAGCATGCCGAACTGACATCGGACTCTCCGGCGCAGTGATGACTTCAGATTGCATTCCGCCCGGCTGAGAGATCGCAACCGGGACGCCGTAGGGATTATCAACTGAAGGAAGTTTCATTGTTCCCATGTTTAGACTCCTGCTCCTCCGCTCATGCCGCCGGCGCCGCTCGTGAACAACTTGCCGATGCTTACGACGTTATCGAGATAGCCGGATCCCGTTGAGCCTGAGTTAGGGTCTAAAGGATTGCCCTTAGCTCCGTTCGGATTCATGAGAATGCTCATGCCAGTGGATACGGCCGACGCCCAGGGAGAGATGTTTTTAGCCTGGGCGTTAAGAGCGATTGCATTGTTTGAGTAATTGACTGCTCTGCGCCGATAGCCAAAAGATTCGGCAACGGCGTTTGCGAGGATTTGATTGACCTGCATCTCTTTGGCGATGTCGTGAGAGGCCATCACTTCCGCAGTGTTACCGGTTCCGAGTGCTACACCGCTGGCCGCCTGAGCCACTCGAGTAGTGGCTTTTGTTTGTCCGGCACGAAAAGTAACTGCGGCAACTTCCTGCAGAGCTCTCTTCAAAACATCTTCTGCCGCTGTCCGGAAAGACTGCGCCTGCAGTTTTGAAATCTCGCCCTGAATCTTGTAGAGCTGCTTCTGCTGCTTCGCCTGGCGAAAGGCAAGGATCGGAGCAACAATGCCGTTGACCGCATTGTGCCCCATCGAAAATCCAAGGCCGAAACTGCCCAGACCGTTTGCCGCGTCTGAAGTTATCTTAGAAAAACTTGACGAGGAGCCTTGTCCCTCGTACAGAGGAACGTCAAGATCCTCGCCAGCATATTGATCGTACTTACCCATGAGCCGTTACCTCAATTTTTCTTTAAGGTAACGGCGAAGCTTCAATGTTTATGGACGTTAAGCTGATAGATCACAGGTCAGGGCCAGCATTGTGACCGGCAGGGGATCGAGCTGTCTCAAACACACCTGACCGCCTCGAGTCCATGTTGAATAAAGCTGAAGATCAATTTCATCCGACTTGAGCGCGGGAGGAGATCCGCAGGGCTCGATCGTTCTCTGCTTGTATTCAACAAGGTCATTCTTATCGAAGCTGGGGCCTGCGAAGATTCCGGAACTTCTATTAACCCGAACTGTGATCTTGTAGACGTTCTTAACTCTTCCCATACCTCCGGACTGATCCTGGAGAATGACCGGAAGTGTTTTCACATCCGACTGATACGGCAGACCGACCTGAACGACCGAGGCCTCGTGGTTGAGAGTGACCTTCCCATTGACCACTTTCTGCTGAGGCTGAACTGCGCCGTCCGCCAAAATAGAAACGGTCTTTCCTTCGAGCCAGTCAATCCCGGAGATCGTGGTCGTAGGCGTCCCGTTGTAGGTCGCGCCTGAGTCGACAAAGAAAGCGTCCGCTAAATTCTTGAAGTTACGCGTTCTCATGCGCTCAACATAGCGTTTCTGACTTCCGTTGATCGTCCTTCTGATCACGCAGTAAAGAGCATCTTCCACACCTTCCGAAACAGCACAGCATGATTCAAAAACTCCGTCCGTGTTGTGACGGTGCCAGGAGCCGACTTGTTGTTCAGGAATGTACGTGAGGCCGAGCAGGTTTCCATCGGAGGAGATAAACCACATGATGGGGTACGGGGCTTTTTGTGCCGTGGCGTCCACGATAGTCTTGAAGTCAAAGAGGTGCTGACTTCTCAAACAAAGATCTCCGGACACAAAACCGCCTGCCTGATACTGATAGGCGAGCTCTCTGACATGGCCGTCACGGGCAGAAGCGAAGATCAGATTGTTGTTGTAAACGAGCGGCCTGACTGTCGTGGCCCCGTTGTAGCTCTGAGGTCGGGCAGAAATAGAAGACGGAGTGATCGCGTCTGAGTTCTGGGGACTGATACGAATCTCAGAGCCCGTTGTCAGAAGGATCAGGTGAGACAGCGGAGAAATGTGCAGAATCTTATTGAACTCTGTAGCCGCAATTCTAAAGTTGATGCGGTCATCGTCTTTAGACGGCAGGGAGTACGTCATATCACTCTCTGTTCCGGACCGAGTGGCAACAACACGCTGAGGATCGGTCTTAAAACCTGCAAACCATCGGCGCTGTTCAAAGTAACCTACAGCGCTCGGATAATTTCCGGAAGAGACAACTGAGTCATATCGGCGAGGCGTGATGTCCGTCTTCGGAGCAATGTTGTCATCAATGATGGACGTGGTTTCCGAGTCTCCTAGGTAACCATAGATGCCGCCTTGATTCTTGTAGAAGCGGTAGTAACTTGCTCCGGACACGGTCGAGCATGAGATTTTGATTGTCGTACCTGTGGCATAGAGGTTGGCGGTACAAGAGACTGCTGCACTCGGTTCGCTTTCGATTGTCTTATCAGCATTGAGGCAGGAGACTTTATATTGGAACGTGTACTTGTCGGCGTTCTTATCCTCGTTGCCCGTGGTCGTTTCTCTGACAGCGGTCACGTTTGTGGGCGTGGCCAAAGTTGAAGAGAAGCTAATCGTTGCCAGTCGCCAGTCCGTATTCGAATATCTCCGGATCTCCGTCGGAGCGTAATCCTCATGCGTCACGGTGATGATGTCATTTGACTGCACATACTCAAGTTCAAAGAGATCATCTTCATCCCATGGCGTTGTGATTTCGTATGGCTGATTGCCGTTCATCAACGTTGCGCCGAAGGAATGGAATCTGGCGTATTTGTGCCCCAGCTCGATGACGAAGGTTTGCTGAGCGTTAAAGATAAACGGAATCAGCCGCACCTTCTTGCTTGAGTCTTTGACCTCACGCACAAACTCAAAGCCGGGTCTGTTTTCAATCGGGCCCTGGGGACGGCAGAGAAAATTCAGGCACGTCTCAAGGCCTGTCTGATACTTTGTATCGTCTGTTCGCCCAAACATTTCCGGAGAAATTTCACCGCCGGCAAAAGAGCGCTGAAGGACTTTAGTTGAGCCACTCATGTCCGTCCCTCCCCCAGTCACCATAGTCACCGATAAAGTCAGGCTTATAGCTCAGATGATCTCTGTCCTGAACTGCATCCTGAGCCTGTGCTTTTAACAGTCTATCTTCGTAAAACCGCATCATCTCAGCCGCCATCTGAACACCCGTCATCCCCGGAACAACAGTGCCCGCAAGATTAGAGGCAAGGAGAAAAGCCAAGGCGTCAGCAAAGATATCTGAGAACTTTTCCGGTCTAACCTCCGACGTGATATACCTAATCCATATACGTTTCTGTTCGGCCACCAAACAGACTTGTCCGTTGATCAGCTCTCGGACGTAATGAAGAGTCTGTCGAGTTGCGTTTCCATTTTCGTCAACCGGATAGGCATAAATGATCTTCACACAGTCCGCAGGAATCGGGAACGCATAGCCGCCTCCGATAGGCTCCGCAGTCAAACGAGAAAGTTCTTTGCGCGTGGTAGCAAAGCTCCAGTTATAGGCGGCAAGGATAGTTTTTAAGGCAATGGGATAAAAGCGTCTGCAATGATCTGCCTGAGCGCTTCCTTCCGGCGGATCAATTGAGGTCACTGTCGCTCTGTCTCCCAGTCGCGAGAGAGCGATATTGCAGATGTCGACAACAGAAGACATGTTTGCTCCTAAAAAAGAGGGGGCGCAAGGCCCCCAAAATGCTCGCTAGGAATAATCCTGTTTACTCGGCTGCATAGTCACCGATGCGCTTACCCTTCGGAGAGGAGGCGCAAAGGGAGATGCCTGCTGTTACCTTGCAGCTCATTGCGGTGCCGGTAAAGGACAGCTTGAGGTAACGCGGACAGCCTTGCGGCAGTTTGATTGCCGTATCTGTACCGTAAGCCGTTGCTACGGTATCAGTCACAGAAGTGCTGGCAGAACCGCCGAGAACCTCGATAGAGGTCGGCAGAGCGGAGCCAGAAACACTCAAGATGACGTAGAGTTCACCTTCAGAAACTCCGGCTTTATTCAGGTCAAGAGTGTTCGTTGATGTTCCGGAAGTCCCGGAGAGGGACTGGCCGTCACTGAACATAAGCTTGGAATCGAATCTCATCTTTTTCTCCTATTACGAAACAAGATCTTCAGTGAGGCTGATGGAATCAGACACTTCGATCGGAATGTCGAAGAACATGGTCTTGAACTGTTCGGCGGCCTCAACAACTTTGAGAACGTTTGTGCTCTTGGCGTAAGCGGCAAGTTCAAGAGCGGTATGCACTTCTTCAGCACAGAAAAGGTGAAGATTTGTGCGAAGGTCTGACGGGATACGGTTCTTTGCAACGATCAGTTTCTTGATCAGATCTTCGGAACCCATGTCGACAGCACCGTCGGAGATCGGGATGTTGCAGACACGAACCACACCGCGCCAGTCGTTAAGCGCGGCACCTGCCTGCCACTTGTAGTGGTCGCGATAGACTTCATACATGGAGCCGTCGGAGTTCATGTGAGTGCACTGGCCCTTGTCGGTGTGCTGTAAACCGATCTTGGATCCCTTCGGATAGATGCCGAAGAACTGATCCATCGACACAATAAAGATCGAAGTGACTTTCTTGGTCGTAGCTCCGGTACTCACAGCCTTAATGACATTGCGAGAGGACGGAGTTGTAGAGCTCGTGTCGTTATAACGAGCGGCAAGGCCCATGAACTTGTCCGGCTCGGCATCGATATCGCCATAGAACATTGTCTTTGCCATATCGTTGCCCATACCGGCAAAGAACGGTTTCTGCTCAGACAGGCGCCAGGCGGCTGTGTTGCCGTTTACGTCAGCCAAGTCTTTATCGACTTCAGCGTACATTTCAACGTTTCCGCAGGTATCGGTGACCTGAGCGGTCGTGGATTTCTGCGGCTGAACGCCCTGATAAAGGCGGCGCCAAGTCGGTTCAGGGATGCCAGTTCGGATGGCATGAAGGTAGCCATCCGTCTTGTTGCACTCTTTCCATATGAGGAGTTTGAGAATCGGGTCTCGTTTAGACAAGACTTCAGCGATCGGAATAATCTCACCTTTCGGGTCAAGTCTCGATGCGAGGTCAACCAGTGTTGGATATTCAGCAGCCATCGTAATTACTCCTAAAAATTAGTTCATCTTTGAGTTAGGGAAAAAAGCCCGGGCGCGCTCGGCTGTTGAGAGTTCACCCGACCTGCCGCCCTTTACGACGGCGTCATCACTGAGCGCCTGCTGAGCGGCAAGGCACCCTTTAATGAATCCTGCATGACGGTTAAGACCGACAGACTCAAAGAACTGGCGAGTCTCAGCGTCGAAGAACTTGGCATAAAAGCGGCTGGCGCTCTTCAGGTTGGCCGCATAGTTCGCACCGCCAATCTGAGGATCGGCCTTGGCTTCAGCGGTCAGGGCCTGCTTGACCTGAGCAGACTGCTCTTCCGCACGCTTTGCCAAAACAGAGGTCATGTTTGTGACCAGTTTTGAATAAGCAGCCTGAGAAAGATTCAGGTCCTTGCATTCCTTCTTGAAAGCCTCGATCGCTCCTTCATCGAGCTGAATGCCTTCCGGAAGTTCAATGCCTGTTTCGTCGTAACCCTTTTCAGGCGCGCCCAAAACATCGTTGCCTTCCTTCTTTTCGGCATCCTCTTTAGCAGGCTCTTCCTTTTCCTCTTCTGCGCCCATACCTTCGGGTTCTTCAGCCTGTGGCTGGGGAGCTTCAGCGGCAGGTTCGGGCTGTGCCGGAGGTGTCGAATCCTGAGGTGCCGGAGTAGGATCTGCAGGAGGAACGGTGCCTTGAGTTGCGGCAGCGCCTGCTTCGTTGACAGTGGTTTCTGCGGTTTCAGCCATTTAGTTTTTCGTTCTCCATTCTGCGAACCAGCTCGAGATTGATGCCCTTGAGTCGATTCAATATTTGCAAACCTATATCGCGCCTTGCGGAAGCTATCGTCATCAGCGTCATGTCCTGAGACGTGACCGAACTGTCGACGGCTGTCATGTCGAGAATCCATTGAAAGACCCTTCGGCCTTCGACTGTCTCAAGAGTTTTCTTGATGGCAATTTCCAGCTCCTTGAGCTTTTGTTTCTCGGCCTTTTCAGCCAGCTCCCGCTGTTCGATTTCGAGAAGCGGATCATCTATGTCTGTCATTGTCATTTAGGGGCCTTTAGGTTTATGGACGCTTACTGCGCTCCCTCTTCGGAGAATGCTTCCTGCAGACCCTGGGAGTCAGCTGCCTGCCCTAAGTCTTTGAGGCTAGTCATTGCCTGCTGAAGCTGAGCGGCCTGCATCTGTGCCTGCTGTTGCTCGGCCCTTTGCTGGCGAATGAGTGCAACCTTCTGCCCTGTCACAATCAAGGACGGAGGCACTCCGTTCATGTCTGCAAGCTGATCAATCGTTGCATCCACATCAAGCTTGTCCACGGCCTGGGGATTGATCTGAGCCAGGAGGCCGATCTGCTGAGCTGTTCTCACAATGCCGTTTGCCGATGCGTTCTTCTGGGCTTCTGCCAACACCGAGACATACTCGATCGAAAGCTCTCTGCCGTAGAGTTCTTCCGGAACCTCGGGGAGCATGTTGTACTCAACCATGAAGCCAAAGGCGTTTGTTACAAGCGGATCAAGAAGCTCGGTGTGCAGGCGCTCCAGCACAGGCCCGAGCATCATCACTTTTTCCTGCTCGAGGGCTTGAACTTCTGTCGCGGTACGGTCGGTTTGATTTGCTGTAGCCGCGATCATTTGAAAAACGTTGACGAAGAAGATGCGCTGGATGTCCTGACGGGTCGATTGAATCAGAGCCAGCATTGCCTGCGGATCGGTGCGAACCTCCCACATGGAGCGGATGATCGGAGCTTCCTGTGGGTTGACGGCCACACGGCCTCCAGGTTTGAACTGACTCAGCTGATCCTTGAGGGTGGACGGGTAGAGAATCGGCGGCCTAGTTCCGTAATCCACAAGTTCAGCAAGTCTCAGGTGCAGTCTCTGCAAAGACTTCTGTGCGCTCAAGGCCTTGGCACCGGGACCGCGGCCATATACAGAGCCGCCCGAAGTCATCCAGCGCGGACACAGTGCCGGGAAGTTTCTAAAACCTGACTCAGAGAGAACTTTGTCCTGCACACCTTCCTGGAAATAAACGGACTGCCAGGGCATATTCTTGTTGTCTCGTTTATCGGGATTACGTTCAATGCGCGGTTCAATCGCATGAATCACATTGAAGCGGGTAAAAGGATCTTTCTCAAAGGCTTGCCGAACGTCATTGTTTACGGCCTCAAAACCCCATTGCTGGACCATTTGCTTCGCCGTGAGAGAAAGGCGGCGATACATCGTATCGACCTTCCCATAATCATCTTCAGCCAGCCAGTATTCCCCGATTGTGAGGTTCTGCAGGGAGATGAGCTGTTCCGGATGAGGCTTTACGATCGTGCATGCAGTGCCGAATACCGGAAGCTCCAAATAGCTCTGGTGAAGCGCGTTGTAGCATTCGGCTTTTGAGAAGTAGAGAAGCAATAGGTCTTGAACCTTCGTCATCCACTCTTTGACAGCGGGATTCTTATCGAGATCCGGATCCATCGTTGTGAGGCGCAGCCACGGCCTGGAAGGAGACGAGACGCCGCCGAGCAAGCCCGCGGCCAAAACATCCGCGCAGTCAATTGCTTCAGCATCAAGGATCTTGCGATAACGCTTTGAGCCTTGAGTTGCATCTTCACCTGAGAAGCACCCTAAGTCCGGAAGACAGTAGTCACGAATGTCGCGCCACAGATCCTCCCAGGAACTGCGCTCCTGCTTGAGGCTCTCAAAGCGCTGATTGATAAGCTTGATATCTGCGGGCATAACTATCCCCCGATAAGCTGTTTCTTCTGCAGTTTGAAGCGTTCGTCCTGCGCCGCTTCATTTGCCAGAACCGTTTCACTCATTCCTTCAGGAGTGTCATCAACAACCGTGTCGCCGACATTCGCATGCTTTTTGTTTTCCCTGTTGGCGTTCTGAGACTGTTGTTCTTCAGCCTGTGCCTGCTGTCGTGCTGCTTGAGCCTGAGCCTTTCGAGCTTGATCTTTCTTGTTCTGCATGTGGTTGTAGGCTCCCGCAGTAACAACGTTGGCGGCCGCCTTAACCACAGGCTTGACCACCTTTCCCACGGCGTGAACCACTGACGATACTGCTCCCATGATCAGCCTCCGAGTAAAGAGGAACCTGTGCCAAGCGCGCCAGGGTTCAGGGGAGCCGCATTTACGTTTGTCAGAAGCGTGGATCCCAATCCGTTGTCAATCGTGTTGTCTGCCAAAAGACCGTCAAGATCTGCCTGCTTGCGGTTTGCTTTGTTGCGGGCCTGATCTTCTTCCTGAGCCAAGGCCTGCTGCTGAGCAAGCTGTTCTTTGGCGGCCGATGTTTGACGATCCCCGGTACGTTTCTGCTCATAAGCGCTTAACCCCGAAGTCACGGCACCCACTAATGTGCCCGCGATAACTGCTGCAGTCATTCCCATGATCAAAGTTCCTTAAAAAATAAAAGATGCTTTCTGCCCTGCACTCTCTTTGCGAGTGCCGTAGCCAGAGGAGAATCCTCGGGCACGTCCCATAGGAAAAACTTGGCGCCTGCCTCGATTGCTTTGCGTTCTGCCAACACTGCCAGCCGTCCGCCGATTGATGTATTGCGATATTCCGGCGCCAGATAGATCGCATCGTTTTGCGCGAAGGTCTCGCCGCTGTGCTGGTGAGTAAAGACAAAGACCGAAGCAAACCCGATTGGCTTGCCTTGGTCTTCAACAATGAGGCCGAAGGAGTCCGTGCCTTCGCTCAGGATCTTGTAGATCGAACGATCCGGAACAGCCTTTCGGTTAGGCAAGCCTGCCTCCGACATTGCCGAGTCAATAAGCTCACGGCAACGGTCAATGATTTCAACTAAGGACGCGTCAATGATTTTCATGAGCCCATTGTCTAGGCTCAGACGCAGGGTTTATGGACGGTGTTATGAGTTCCAATACTCAGATTCAAAGGCTTCCTGAGGATCGTAAGAATCATTCGCGCCATAGATGGCGCGCTCCATACTTCGGGAAAGTTTCGGAGCCACGGGTGCGGCAAAGGTCAGAGCCAAAGCGTCTGCTAAGTCCGGAGATCGCCCGATGCGTTCCTTGAGCTTGTCTTTAGCCTCGAGGATCTTAGGGCCTTTAGGCGTGTAGCCGTAAGTCGGAGCGCCTAAGTCTCCCTGTAAAATAGGATCCGGAGGAATAGCACCGCCCTGCTTAATCCATTGAGCCATGTGCCACCACATCTCCATGCGGCGGTTTGCGAATTGTTCCTTGTCGATGGCCTGCGCACCGAAGGGAACCTCCACGACATCAAAGCGCATCTGGCGAAGTCTGTCGATTACGCCTTGTCCGGCGCCTGAGTCAATGAATACGGCCTCGGGTTTTTCTTTGGCCATTTCTACCGCGATGCGATCAGCCAATGCCATGTTGTCAAACTTCCGGATAACAATCGGCTCAAAGGCAACGAGCCCTCTGCGCTTAAAGATGACCGAGGCATCGGATCCGAAGCGTGCAACGTCAATGCCATAGATAAGGGGAGCGCCCATGTATTCGCTCTCTCGATAGAACTTATTGGCCGCGGCACGAATATCGTCAATCGGAATCAAGCCGTTGTCCTGAGCGGCCGAGAAGTCACAGAGAAACTCTTGCCGGAACTCGTTCTCAGACATTTCGACCTTGAGCGCCGCCAGTTCCTTTTCATCAATGACATGGGTTTGCTCAACGGAATAAAGCATTGCACTCCAATCCGGATCACCTTTGCTCATGAGGTTCAAAGCCTGATCGTATAACTGAGAGAAGAGGTTGATGCCTTTGGGAGTTCCGATGAAAGCGGCCCATCCTTTTCTGTCAGCCAGTGCCGGACGAATCACTTCTCCCCAAAGGGTCGGCTTAATCTGCGCAACCTCATCGATCACTACGCCGTCAAAGTACATGCCTCTTAAAGCGTCGGGATTATCAGCACCGAAGATCCGGATCGTTGCACCGTTAGGCAAAAGAATCGAAAGCTTTTGTTCGTTGATCGAGATTGCAGGGATTTGTGATATGTAGTGCTTCAGGTATCCCCAGGCGATCTGCTCGGCCTGGTTACGGAATGGAGCAAGGTAGGCATACATTCCGCGCTCTTTACGGTCCGTAATGGCCCGCTTGATGAGGTGATTCACAGACAGAACTGTCTTGCCTAAGCGTCGGTGAGCAACCAGAACGCAGAATCGATGTGTCTCGAGCTGTTTGTGAATCTCGTCCTGGGGAAAGCGGGGACGATAGGGAATCACGACTTTCATTCTTCCGTCTCCGTCTGCTTCTTGCCGTCATCCCAAACAAACTCGATCTTGCCTTCTAACTTGCTCTCGTTGTCTTTCGAGTAGGCGCCTAAGTGTTTGCCGAGCATGTCATAAGCCTTAAGCAGAGACGGTGCATCCTTGAGGCCCATGATCACTTCGCCGTCTTCGTTCTGATAAACGGGGATTTTCTCAGACAAAGTTTCTCGGATCTCCAGGAGCTCTTCCCGCCACTTCTGCACTGTGTATCCGGTCTTTTCTTCCATGATTTTTCGCCTCCTATCGAGCTCTGAAATGACTAAAGGATTTTTAAGGAGTTGAGATCCTTGAATCGCCGCTGTTTTTGCCGAATATCCAGCGATTTTTGCCGCATCAGTTGCAGTTTTACCCTTCATATATTCGTTGATGAACTTAAGCTGCATGCTGGAGAGTTTTTTCTTTCTGTCTTTTTTCACTTCTGTCTCCGATATGCGTGAGGAATCTTTCCCCGGATCAATCCCGTGCAAATGGCAAAGACAGTGCTCCGAGGCATTTCCATCATTCGGGCAATTTGCCGATAACTGAATGCCTCGCCGCGCAACTGCAGGACAAGATCAACTTCCCTATCGGTGTATTTCGCATGAGGCGAATCCTCGCCGATCGGCACACCCAATCGAGACACGGCAATCATGCGTTTATCGGAAAAAGAATTCGGGGAACTCACGCTTCACCAGAATGATTGCTTTGTCGATAACTTGCCGGCGCCGCATTGACTCAGGCGGCAGAGCTTTTGCTTCTGCGGCTGCTGACTGCAGAAACTCTGCAGCCCTTCTCGGCAGCAGTGTTGCGGTCCCTAAGGGAGCCTGTGTTTTGGTCTGTTCTTCATTCTTTCGGGGCATCGCTCAAAACTCCTGATAAGTCCACCCCTTACCACGCTCCGGATAAACAACGAGCATGCGGAAAGGGTACTCAGTCGCGCAGACCTTTGTCTTCACTTTCGCGTCGTCTGCGAAGAACTTGGGCGATCCCTTAACCTCATGCAGTTCGAGCTGATCTTCAGCTGTAAGCACAAGAAAATCGGGGTTATACCAACAAGTATCCGCGGCAATTTTGAGCTTTATGGACTCGAACCAGTAGGCCTTGATCCTGCCTGCGATGCGCTCGGATTCTAGGTAGGCGGCATAAGCTTTCTCTGTCTCATTCATCTGCCCGGCTTTCATTCGGCCCTTGGCAAACCCGTTCTTTTTGCCTCCGACAAAACCGCTGATTTTCTTGAGAACAATGGGGCCGGCCTTAGTTTTTGTTTTGGCAAGCAGCTCCTTGAACGCAGGATCATCGGTGCTTTTAAATCTCATCATTGACATGATTGTTATTCCCTCCTGGGTATGGTTGTTATTTGAATTGGGTAGGCATGACAGCGCGCCGATTTCCGGAGAAGATGTCCCGAAGCGTTCGGACAGGAATATCCATCTTTCGTGAAATCTCCCGCAGGGAAAGGCCTGCAAGCCTCAAGTCAAAGCAGTGAATCAACTCAACGTCCGTGTACTTTGCATGCGGACTGGACTCTCCTACCCGGGCAGACCTATCTGAGAGAGAAACCGTGGAAGGCCTAACGCTCAGATCTGAAAAACTCCGGATATTCGCTCTTAACTCGAGCAATCGCTTCCTGTACTCGCAGCTCTCTCTGTACCTTGCCTTCTCTCTTTCGAGGCCGGACGCTGTCTCGGAGAATCCTTTGAGCTTCCTTGGGCAGTAAAGAATGGAATCTCCGAACAGATCCGCCTGATGGTTCTTCAATGTCATCCATCACACATTCCTAGTCGTTGTTCCGTTTCAGAAAATTGATCTCTCTCCATAGAGAGGCAATTTCAAATCTCATGACAATCACGAACCAGATACCGGCTGCTGCTATCAGCACCAGAACGCATTGAACTGCTAGTAAAAAAACGATTATTTCCTGCATGTGTTTCTCCTTGGTTATCGTCTCTGTGCGATTAACTCAGCGTGGACGCGGTATCTATCGAATTGCGAGAAAAATGCTCTCCTGCGTTCAATACGCTCGTCTGTGTCTCGTTCAAAAACCGAGCACCTTGTGAATGAGATTGGGTAGCATTCGATGCCCGCCCCCTTCTCGGGTTGATGGCAGAAGATGTTCATGTCACCGAAACTGGACTTAGGCGGCCTGTGGTGCTTTCCTTCTCGGTCGATCCAGTAGCTTTCGGCAAACTTGCAGTACAGACAGCAGCCGGTCATGGACTTCTCCTTTTTAACCGATCGGTTAATTTGGTCTCCTGGCTAATCAGAAAAACAATCCTGACCAGCATTCCGAGAATCAGTAAAACGCCGAACACAATGGGCGCCAGCACGATCATCAGCAAAGTCCAAGCGGATTCAGACATAACGCACCTCCTAAAAGTAACCCTCAGCGTCCTGCTGTCTCTGAATAGCTCGCTGTTTGAGTTGTTTCACGTACGCCGAGAGCGGAGACAATTGGTCGACTGTTTTCTCTTTCTGGCTTTCCTCTGAGTTTTCGATCATGTAGGGCTTAACTACTTGGTTTCGCACCCAACGTTTGATCCGGTTTCCGAGATCGTATGCAGACTCATCGCGGAACTGCTGCTTTCCTTCGATAGGAATACATGGGATGTTTATCTTCGGAGCCAGTTCCGGAATGCCTATTCCGTTGAAATACTCGGTTAGGTTTTGGATGACATGCGGGTGGTTGTAGGTCGAGTTGTAATCGTCGATCAGTCGCCAGTCCCTAAGGAGACGTTCTGCCAGGTCAATAAGATCCTTGAAGCGATGAAGTCCGGCCGTCACCGTCGGAAAATATTTGCCTTGAACACCTTCGTGAAATTCACAAACGGTGATGCCTTGGGTCAGCTGTCCGCAAAACACTGTGCACGGACAGCCATTGGCTCTGCAGGGTTGCTCAAAAACCTTTGGTGATAGCTTCTTCGGAGTTTTCTTCCCTTCCGGACTGCTGTCAAAGTCCACATCTCTCATGCTGTAGTTATTGGACATGGTATTTCCCCTCGATAATCTTTGTTAGGTTTTTCGGTTTTATGATCCATTCCAGATCAGGCCTCCAGGTGTGTCCTTCCTTCTGAGGTGTTTCACCTGTGAGAAAACGCGATCGCCTGATGTATCCGAACAGCCTCTTAAACCAGCCCAGGCCTTCCTCTTCGGACTGATAGCCCTTGTCATTAACAAGTGTCCGCCAGCGAGCCGCTAACATTTTTCTTCTATCCTCTGACCAGATCCGGACTGTCGGCAGCATTGGCAGACATTCGTGATACAAGGCGATGATCTTTTCGTGCGGACAATGAGAACCTATCTGTGCCGATCGTTGTTTCGGAGTGAGTTCTTCTTTTGGTTCGGTGAGGTTGAATTTCTCACTTTCATTCACGGTGTTTTTCTGTGAGTCTGGAGAGCCGGGATCGGCTCTACGGACATATAAAGTATTTGGTTCTTTAATAGGTTCATTAATAGGTTCGTGCTTCAGTTCTGAAGTAGGTAGGTGCTTCAGTTCTGAAGTAGGTGGTGCTTCAGTATTGAAGGTACTTAAGTTCTGAAGGTGCTTCACTTCTGAAGGTACTTCAGTATTGAAGGTGGTGATGTTTAATCCGTACTGGTTACTCTTCCCAACCTTTGAAAAAATCTGAATCAGCCCTTTCTTTTGCAACGACATCAATTTTGCAGTAAGCGTGTTGCTGTTTCCAATCCTGGATTTTTTCATCAGTGCTTCTCTAGACGGATTGCACTGACCTGTTTTGTCATTGTGATAATCCGCAAGCACGACAAGAAGTAAGGCTTCTCTGGGATCTTCCAAAGAATCCTGTGACAATGCCCAGCGGATCGCAGTAAAGCTCATTCTCTCCCCTCATTTGAAAATATCGGGGCGAAGTTCTTTTCTGCTCACTATTCCGTTAGTGGCCTTTTCTATTGCTACACAAAGATTTATTGGTGGCAAGCGACGACCGGCCTTAATAGCTGAAAGGTTAGATTGATATAAACCCGGGACTTTCTTTGCTAAAGCGGCGGCTGCTCCACGCTTGAGTTTTAAATAAGTAGGCAAATCCATAGTTTTATCTCCGTGATAAGAATCATAGCATATCACTGTGATAATAACCAACTTATCAATGTGATAAATTTAGACAAAGGAGACTTAACTATGGCTGATGTATATGAGATCCGACACGCAAACCTCTTGAGACTAGTGGAGGAATATGGATCAATCGCTGAAATAAATGAGGCCATGGGGCGCAAACGCAATGATGCAGCCCTCTTTATTGTCAAAAACAAAGCTATCGGCAGCCGTGGCAAACCAAGACAAATCGGAACCACCCTGGCGAGAGCAATTGAGAAAGGCTTGAATCTTCAGGACGGATGGATGGATACAAACCATTCAGAAGAACCGGAAGAAGACAAGAATCTAATCACTCTCGACAAACTCAATGTCGAGGCTGGCTGCGATTCAACGGGTGGTCCTGTTTGTACTGATGTCGCAGTGGTTGAACGAATTCAAGTCAGCCTGGAATGGTTCAAACAGAATATCTCTAGATACAGAACCACAGGACACGAACTGGTCACTGCTCGCGGAGACTCCATGGAACCGACAATCAATTCTGGTGACATCGTTGTGGTGGACGTGAAAGACACTGATGTAACCCAGGAGGGAATTTTCTGCCTCAACTATGGCGGCGGCGTGACCATCAAAAGAATTCAGGTTTTGCCGTTTGGAGTTGAATTCATCTCAGACAACAAACTCTATAACCCGTTTGTGCTCAAGGGTCAGGAATTAGAAGCAATAAAAATTATTGGCCGCGTTGTGACGGCACTTTGTGTTAAGCGCTTCCCGAGGGGGATCTAAACAAGAACCAACCGTATCACTTAGAGTTTAATAACTTAGGAGCCTCTATTATGAGCGTAAGTCTATTGCATAAAGTTGTTGTTCACCCCATGTTTATTGGGATAGTCGGTTGTGTCCTTTTAATTCTTTCCCGAAGATTTGAAGAAAGAAAGTTCCTAAGTATCAATTGGTTTCCGCTTAGTTTGATAGGAATGTTATTAACTGGCTACTTATTTTTGGCAATAGCCGTGGCTTTTACAACCAATGTGATCTGGTTGTTCATTTGCTTTGCTGTTTTGTTTCTAGCCTTGGTAAGCACAGGGCAGACACTTATAATCGGGATTCTGTTTGTTGTGCTTAATATAACTTTCTTCTTTAACCATCAATTAATATCTTTCATGTTTCCTCGATAAAAGGTAAAGAAGTTGTTAACTCAATGAACAAATAATGCTATCTCAACTTTTTTTTTGCTGAGATAACAGTAATCAATTTGCAATACAATAAAAATAGTATCGATTATTTCTTCTATTGACGTTAATTCGATTAGCAAATAGTCTAGTTAACATCAAATAAGTGAATCTCGGTTCATTCACTGGAGTGCCTGACATGACGAAAAAATTAAACAATCGCGATTCAAAAGAAGTCAGAGATTTTAATAAAAAAGTATTTGATTTTTTTGAAAAAAACTCAATTGATACAAAGAGGTCTACCAACTTGGAAAAATACCCAAGCGGTCTTATTGATTCCTTTAAACCTTACATGCAAAATTCCGGCATTAGTTTCAAGGCCTGTTCTTCTCTATCCAATAAAGGAAGTTGGTAATGGGCGGATGGTCAGAACTTTTAAAAGAGGTTAACGGAGGGGAATCGAGACTTGATGCTCTCCGGAAAAAATACTTAAAGGCCATTTCAAATCACACGAAGAGAAACGTAATTGCCTTTTATTCTGGATGGCTACAAGTTCCAGAATTGCCTCCTTATTACAGTTCTATTAACGACAGTGATAAAACCGGTCTAATGAACTGCTGCAAGGGAGCTGATAAGACTAAAGGATTAGATCTTATTCTTCATACTCCAGGCGGAGATCTTGCCGCTACGGAGTCAATTATTGACTACTTGCATTCTTTTTATAAAGGAGATATTAGGGCCTTTGTTCCTCAGATAGCAATGTCTGGAGGCACACTAATAGCAACGTCCTGTAAAGAAATCTGGATGGGACGTCAATCTTCCATTGGTCCAGTCGATCCTCAATTCGGCCCCTTGGCTGCCATTGGACTGCTTGATGAATTTGAAATGATTTCGCAAGAAATAAAAGAAGATCCTACGAAACTCGCAGTGTGGAGGCCAATTCTTGAAAAGTTAGGGCCAACCGACATCATTAGGTGTCGCCGAACTGTTGAGTGGTCTCAAGAAATATTAGAAACAAATCTTCTCAGAGGAATGTTGCAAGGCATGCCTGAGAGGCTCCAAAAAGAAAAAATCAAAAAGATCTCTGATTTGCTAGGTCAGCAAAAAAATTCAAAAGCGCACACACGGCATATCAATGCTGATAAGGCGGAAGATTGTGGACTAACTATAAAACGGCTAGAAAGTGACAATTCTTTGCAGGATAAGATCCTTTCTTTTCACCATTTAATGTGTATTACCTTTGATTCGTTAAAAGTCGCAAAAATAATCGCGAATGACACTGGAGCAGTTTATTACTTGAGACCAAACACAGAAAAACCTTAATAACAATCGCTCCTAATGTGGCCGCCTTCGAGCGGCTTTTTTGTTGCCTAAAAAATACATATCGGGTTATCTCTTATCTCCGAGGTAATAAAATACTTATCACCGTGCTTGCTTAAAAGCTATCACGGTGATAATATTTCTCCATCAATCAATCGTTCTTTAAAAGCTCAACTGATGATTGTCAGGTTGAGAGAGCTCCTAAAGCTGAGTAAACCGAAAAGCCAGGGAGCAAGCAGGCGGCAAGTGAATTGCGCCTAAGCAATCAGATCGAAAGTGAAGATGCGGCAGAGAGAATGTCGAACCGACACAGGTTAGAGTCCGCCACCGAGAGGGGCTACGAGGCTAGAGAAATTCCAAGTGCGTATGTGTGCGAGAGCATAGAGAGCAGCTCCCTGTACAGGCTCAGAGAAGTAATAAGAGCGCTGACAAAGTAAGCAAACGATCGTAGTAGAGGCCGTTCAAACAAAGACAGTTCATAAACAAAAGCGCATTAGTGAGACCTTTAGCTCTGCCACGCTGGGCGATGACAACTAACGAGCCTCAGTTTCGACGACCTCCGGCGCCGAGCGAGAAACAACTAGTGCGCTTCTGTTTTTTTAACCCTGTGTTTTTTAGTTGGAGAAAAAACATGTTAGCCACGTATGAACGTAAAAAAGTTACTGAGTACACGTCTTTTAAAAACGAATTTAGAGTGTTTTACAAAGACGAATACGTTTGTGATCTATTAAAAATAGGCTGTCACGAATGGGCGTTTTCGGCATTTCGGAGTTGCGACAAACTCGAAGGTCTTCAAATGTTTCTTTATAACAAAACTAGCTGGGAAACCTTTAAGAAAAAAGAAGAAGCAATCCAGCATTTAGAAAACGTTCTCTCCGCCTATGAAGCTGGCGAACGTCCCGCTTAATCAACCCTCGAGCTATTAGGAATTTCCGAATACTTCGATAGCCCGCTCCGGCGGGCTTTTCTTATGTCTTTAACGCCCAACTTGTTCAAAATACGTACAAGTTCAGACCATCTTCATAAGCTCCCCAGGCTTTTACCAATAACTGTTAGTTCCAGTTCAGCGCTTAGGGGAGCTTTTGAATGTGGTCTTTTTTACATAGTTTTATAGGAGAGAAAAATGATCTTATTACCGGATGAACAAAAACAGATTTTTGATGCAGTTGTTGATGACATCCTGACAGAAAGAGGCTCCGCCATTTACCTCACCGACGCGCTTGCGTATGCAGAGCGCGCTGTGGTTTCTGCCCTGCTCAATGGCAAGAAGGAGATAACACTTGATCTCGGCCACGTTGTCCAGACTGCTGAAGCTCAAAGAGAAGCTAAGGCACTCTTCAAAGAGTACGCAGCGGATTTCATCTGTGGTCTTGGGATGGAAGCGATTGATAAAGACATCTACCCAGATGTTAAAAATTAAGGCCTTTACAAGTCTCCATGAAAGTCGCTAAACTACCCTTGTCTGCAAAAAACAGACGCGGGCTTGGCGGCCCGGTTGATTCTGGCGATCAGTCGCCGTGAGGCGTTTTTTTATGGCTGATTGCAAGGGTGCCCTGAAATAGGGTATCCCTTAAACAAGGGAGTAGCGAAACGCGACCCCCTTTGAATGGTCTCTAATGAGTGAGGCTAAGGGCAGTCGCAAGACTGGCCGTATCCAGAATCACGGTCCGCCAACCCTTAAGCCTTGCTCACCATCTTGGCGGATGGTGCAAGTTCTTAAACTTGATTCTGGAGACATTCAATGTCAAATGCGTTAGCTTTCTCGTTCGAGGACACTTCCCTCACCATCCTCGGCGATATTCTTAATCCTCTCTTCATTGCCAAGCAGGTCTGTACAATCCTCGGTTTTGTAAACAGTAAGGATGCAGTATCGCGCCATGTAGACCCCGAAGACGTTTGCAAAGTCGAAATGCAAACCAACGGCGGAAAGCAGTTGGTCAACTGCGTAAACGAAAGCGGTCTCTACGCCTTGATCTTCGGCTCGAAACTTCCGAAGGCAAAACAATTCAAGCGCTGGGTCACAAATGAGGTTCTTCCTGCGATCAGAAAACAAGGCGCGTACATCAGCGACAAGCTAACGTACGAAGAGGCTTTAAAGATTGTCGAGGAAAAACACGCAAACGAAACTCAGACGATAAGCAACGAGCAACAGTACGAGCTCTCCAGCCGCGTGATGCGCAAAACTCATGCCCTGTTTGGAAACAAAAACTACAGCTTTGTTTACCGAGCACTCAAGCGGAGATTCCGTATTCCGCGCTACACCTGCCTGCTGCAAAGAGATTTTGAGACTGCGCTGGCGTTCGTTGACAGCCTGAAGGTTTCAGACTTCAATGTGCCAGATGTGAAAGAGGAAAGTCCGGCACCAGAAGTAAAACAGGTGCACGCTAAATACGTCGTCCAGTTTCCAAGCCTCACGATCAGCGCCTCTAATCCGGCCCCGCTTCCGGCTATTCCGGCAATTCCTGTCAGCAAGCATTACATCACTGACAACGAACTCCAGGCGATCAAGTCTTTGATTTACTACTTCGATGACTTGTTCAAGCCGCAAATTCAGTGGGCTTCAAAAGAAGCTTACAGGCAGGGACGCCCTGACGCTTCCCGCTTCTACGATGTTTGGCATGAGCCGCTTTGGTTCATCAGCCGAATGAGACAACTTGTTTCTCGTAACTCTTAACTTCTCTTCTTAATTCCCCGCCTGAGCGGTAAACAAACTGAACTCCTTGGAGCTCGGGTGGGGAGCCTTTTGCCTATCGGAGGCAATCATGCTGAAAAAACTTTTGACTGCGAAAAATGCAGACAGAGATAACTACTGCCTGCTCTTTGTTGCCATGGCTCTCATTCTCACTATCGCCTATGTTGCATTAGCAGCAGACGCCATTCAACGGAGTTTCGGAATATGCGGATAACACCTCGTACATGCCCAGGCCCGGGGGACCTCTGGCAACTGTCCTGGCAGGAAGAAAAGCGCCAAGCTGAGTATGAGCGCCTAGTTGAGAAGTTCTTTGAAAAATACATTCCTGAATATTGTGATGAGCACATCAACGAGCTGGCAGAGGCGGGCGAGGATGAAAGGCATCCTGAAATTGAGCCCGTGTTTGACAAATACCTGGAGAAGAACGAATGGCATTAAGACTCACTGAGAAAGAGAGAAAGCACCTCTACTACCTTGAGCACAAAGAAGAAATCAACAAGAAGGGCCGAGAGTATTACGCAACAAAAGTAAAACCGAAGAGACAGAAAAAGGGAGCTTTACCGCAGGGGCCTCAAGGTCCCTTCTCTGCCTTATTTATTGGAGTAGAAAATGACTAATGAAGAACGTACTGCCTGGTTAAATGAACGCCGTAAAGGTATTGGCGGATCAGATGTTGCTGCAATCATTGGACTGTCACCATGGACAACCCCTTTAGATATTTATGAGCAAAAACTAGGCATAGCTCCTCCGTCCGAAGAAACGGAAGCCATGTACTGGGGCACAGCTCTTGAACCCGCTATAAGACAAGCGTATTCCGACAAAACCGGCTATTTGGTAAAGAAGCCGGAAACCGCTTTTGTCCATCCTAAGTACAGTTTTATGCGTGCCAATCTTGACGGCATAGTTCTAAACGACAATCGAATTGCTGAGTTTAAGACCGCATCTACATCCAAAGGATGGGGTGAGCCTGGCACAGATGAAATTCCTGATTACTACTTAACCCAAGTACAGCATTACATGGCTGTCACTGATCGTCCAGTGTGTGATGTTGCTGTATTAGTTGCCGGTAGGGACTTTTCGATATACACCGTTGAGGCCGATAAGGAACTTCAAGAACAACTAATTGAGATTGAAGCTGAGTTCTGGCAAAAGGTAGAAAAAAGAACTCCTCCAGAACCGACCAATTACGAAGAATTTCAAAAGATCAGAAAACAGAGATTCCCCGAGACTGGCAGCATTGAGGCGGACTCTGAGGTAATTGAAATCGTTAAACAGTACTTAGATGCTGACGCAGAGGAAAAAGCAATCGCTGAAAGGATCAGCGGACTGAAACAGAAGATCGCTGAGCTTCTCGGAGATAACAATGCATTCACTCTGAACGGTAAAAAATTGGTTTCCTGGAGACGCGGAGCAACCTGCAAACGATTGAATCAAGCATCTCTCAAAACCAAGTACCCACAGATTTTTGAAGAATTTGCAACGGTGTCTACGAATTCACCGTCCTTAACTTTTTCCAGAAAACTTCTTTCTGCATAACTAAGAGGGAAAATAAATCATGAACGAACTTACAGAAAATACTTTCTCTGCCCCCGCAAATCCATTCAGGCCCGCTAACTCGACTCAAACAAATTCCGTTGAAATTTCAGTTCCTCACGCCGGAAATCCTATTGCGGCGCAAGAACAAGCTAGAGCCATTGCAGAAGTTCAGGCTGCAATGGTCGTCGCTCGAATGAATCCCCGTGATCCAATCCACGCTATGGATTTAATTCTCAATGAGTGCACAAGATACTCTTTGGCTGAAAATGCGACTTACTTTTATCAACGCGGAGGGACTGCCATTACAGGGCCGTCGATTCGCTTAGCTGAAGTGATTGCTCAAAAATGGGGAAATATTCAGTATGGAATTAGGGAACTTTCCCAAAAGGATGGAGTTTCTACAGCCTTAGCTTATGCATGGGATGTTGAAACAAATACACGGCGCGAGGTTCAGTTCCAAGTTCAACTTAAGCGGGATACAAAAAAAGGCTCATACGCTCTGACTGAAGGAAGAGATATCTATGAAGCGGTTGCTAATTTTGGGGCCCGCAGACTACGTTCATGTATTCTCTCGTTGATTCCGGGAGACGTTGTCGAAGCAGCTGTGCAACAGTGCCAAGTCACTTTGAAAGCCAATGTTGACATGACAAAAGAAGGACTAAATAGGGTGCTCGTTTGGTTTGAACATTTTGGTGTCACAAAATCTCAAATTGAAAAACGTATTCAGTGCCGCTTCGATTCAATACGTCCTGCGCAGGTTGTTAGTTTAGGAAACATACTACGCTCAATTCGTGAAGGAGCCTCGCAGGTATCAGACTGGTTCGTGCCGGAAGAAGAAACTAAAGTCACTGAAGAGAATAAGGGTGGAAACGAAGGGCTTAAAAAGGTTTTAAGAAAAAAACAGCAAGCCGCTGAACCTACGCAGGCCCCACAGGAAGTACCTCCTGAACAGGTAGGAGAACAGCAAGAGGCGCACCAAACACCTGAAACTAAGGACGCTCAGGAGGCCACTGCATGAGAAGCATCGTGAATTTGAGCTCCGGACTCTTAAGCTCCGATGTTAACGCGGTTGAACTCAAACAGGATGAGAGACTAAAAAAACTTGATCCAATAGCGATTCACTCCTTATCCATTATTCCCGGAAAACCAAAATATTTGCTAATGCGTGGTGCTGATTCTTGTGCATTAGCACATAACATCATCTTGTCGAAAGAGCAGGCTTTAAAACTCATAAGATCCCTAGCTGAAGCTCTTAGCGATTGGGATAAAGAATAGTGTCAACTAACAAGTAACCAGGAGCCCTGCGGAAGCGGGGCTTTTCTTTTGGAAAAAACAATGTGGAAGATTAAAGACCCCGAGTTGAAAGCAAAGGTCAACGCGTTCTTTAGTGATGAAGAAATAAATAAAGCGTTTGCCAAAAACACAGATTGTTATACGTACTTCCGTTTATCAACCAATATCAATAAATCGAGCTTTACTTTTTTAATCGATAAAGACTTAATGGGGTTCATTCCCGATTACAACCCAGACGACTGGAACCCATATCCGACCGTAACGCCCCCTGTTGACGGGGAAAAGTGGCTTACGCAGGATGAAGACGGAAATTTAGATATACGATCATTTGTACGCACGTTTGAAGAAGGAATCGATTACTCCTGGGAGAACCAGGACGACAGACTCATCGTTGCATTCAGATCCCTCCCCGCCCCATATCAACCGGAAGAAACGAAATGACAATCTACAAAGAAATGAAATACCAAATGCGTCTCCCTGGGTACGAGACGCTTGCTGAAGGGAAAGACGGCGAGTATGAATGGAAGGCTTTATCTCTTGGAACACATCCTTGCGGTTACGTATCCATCCCTAAAAACCATCCTTTCTATGGAAAAGCCTATTGGCGCATAGAGGACAAGATTGAAGCACACGGCGGATTAACCTTTAGCGGAAAACTGCCCGGTCTTAATGGTCTTTGGTTCGGCTGGGATTATATGCACGCCGGTGATTACACCTATATGCCGGTCTATGTGTCTATTACAGACAAAAGATGGACAACGCAAGAAGTTGTCGATGAGTGTCTACGCGTAATTGAGCAATTCCGGTCCTTCGAGGAGAAGTAAATGGATAAAGAAACATTGCAGGAATGGATCGGAGGCTTTGCCTTCTTACAAGAAATCATCGGCAAGAAAGAGTATGAGCTTGAAATGGCGGATCTCCCCGACCTTGACGGAAAGGAGTACGAGGTATGCGAAGCCGTTCTCAATGCTCTCGGAACTGCTCGGGAGGCCCTCTCTCGAGCCTCTCGCACGATTGACAGATATCTGAAGGACACGGAGGAAAAGTAAATGGGATTCTTCGCCGGTATGTGTTTTGCCGTGTTTGTACTGTTCCTCGGAGGATGGGCCGGGTACGTGGTCTACGCATTCCTTAAGTCAAGGGAGAATGACAAATGAACCGGCTCTTAATCCGAGACTGCATTTTCAACACAGATCAGATTGCGTGCATTTTTTGGGACCGCGACGAAAACGTCTTAATAGTTTCATTGAGTTCTGGTAAGTACAAGGAGTTCAAAGACTTCCCTGAAACCGAATGGAAGAGACTTCGAGAGACGTTAGGCTTTACTGAGGAGAAAGAATGATCGAGTTGTTTATTTATGTCTTCTTCCTCGTCCTCATTATTGCCTGCGTTTCATTACGGCAAGTGAATGAACAAAGACATTTCAGACGCCCCTAAAAACGGGGCTTTTTTAATGGAGCAAATAAATGATTAACGGTAAACAGCTCAAGGCAATCTCGGCCTTTATCAAGAAAGACGGCAGCGGATCAACTGGCGGTCTTACGATCAATTTTGATAAATCGGAAATCTTCGCCTATAACGGCAGTAATGCGGTGCTTGTTGAATTAGTTGGAGGACTGGAGGGCAAAGGGCAAACGATTGTCCCGCTCGAAGTCGTTCTCTCTGCCATTGTCCTTATCGGGGATGGAAACGTAACAGCAACTCGTGAGGATTTTTGCGGTATCCCGTTCGAGCCGACAATGGTTAACGATTTAATCAAGGATTACCGAAGCATTTTCGTCCCAGAGGATATCCGAAAGCCTGGGCGCCCTGGTCTGTACACAAGCGCGTCAGTTAAACTGCTTGAAGGGTTAGATAAGGTATTTCCCGGACTATCGGAATTTGTTTTGCCGACCTCTCCGAACAAACCTTTAATTCTTGAAATTGGCCAGTCCGAGAAAGACGATGAAGATGATGAGCCTCCCACCGAAATAGTAAAAGCAGCGATCATGCCAAGGTCTAATCCGCCGTTAAAAAACACGTGGGATGGGTTGCCTCAAAAATCGAGTTAAATAGTTATGAACAAAATTGAACTCACCCGCGAGGAGGCGATGCTGGTCATGCGCCTCCTCAATTTGTTTTTGAGCAAGGCTCAAGCCCTGAACGTGCGTGACAACTCGGACGTTGCTCCGGCAAAAGCTCTGAAACAAAACATCTTTGACCAGTTCATGAAGCTGGATACCGAGGAGGCTGAGAATGAATCTGAGTAACGCAGTCGAGTTTTACTCATGCCTGATTGCAATCATGGACCACTACGGCTATGACCATCAGGTGTACGAAAAATTGCCGGAAGAAGTCGATGAATTGCAGGAAGCGTTTGACGCCTACTTTGATAAACCGTCCCCGGAGCATTGGCACCATGTCATTGAGGAAGCCGCCGATGTCCACATCATGCTCGAGCAGTTCCAGATGTTGATCACTCCTGAGGATAAAGCTGAGTTCGACAAGATTTGTATGGACAAACTGCATCGAGAGGTCGGACGGATTGAAGCAGGAGGTACAAAATGACAGACATTGACTATGACAAATTGTCGAGCATGGTGGCAGATAAAGTCTCCAGCCAGATCGCTGAAAAGCTGATTCAGAAAACAACAAAGCTCACACTCTCTCGTCCAGAAGTAGAGGTTAGGATCGGTTTTGCTCCTGGCTCTTCTGCCGCCCGTGAAGTAATGAAGGATCCGAAGTTCCCTAAGCCTGACGCATTCTCCGAGAACGGGCGCGATCGTTGGTACACAAAAGACATTGACGATTACATGGAAAGCAAAAGACACGCCCGAGCCAAGCTCGCTATTTCAGCCGCTTAGCAATTTCTTCTGCGCTCGCTCTGTAGTATCTCTGGAGCATCTTTAAATCTTTGTGCCCCGTTTGTCTAGCAAGCGCCAGGACATCTAAACGGGGCGCCCCTGTTTCTGGATCAGGGCTCGCGGCCCATGTTGCAAAAGTTGCGCGGCCGTCATGAAAATTCAGCCCTTCTTTAATCAGTCGGTTTTGAGAATCGTACTCAGGCCCAAGACCGGCCCTATCCCTCACCTTTCGGAATAACGTATCTCTGTTGTGATCGTTAAGTCCGCCAAATACACGTGGTTCATACTCGAGCTCCATAACTAATTTAAGAATTTCCCGAGCTCTTGCAGACAAGGCCACGTCTCTTCTTGACAATGTTTTTGTAGCCTCTGCTGGAACATGAAGCACATTGTCACCTATCCAAGAATATTCAATCTTTAAAAGCTCACCAGCTCGCATTCCCGTTTGGCAACTAAAAAGGAACGCTGCCACGGCCAACTGCATTTTGTTCTTTGGCACGGTTTTCCCGTCCCATCCGCAAGCCTGCAAAAGTTTCTCTATATCCTCGTCTGAAGCAACTCTCTCGCGGTGCTCTGGCTCCCGTGGTTTCTCCACGCCTCGGCACGGGTTCACATCTGTAAGTTCGTTTTTAATAGCGAATTGAAAAACGTCAGAGAGAATTGTCAGCTCCCGATTGACCGTGGACGGGAGCACATTCGTGTCTCTGTTTTTTGCGCGCTCGTTAAGGCGGCGTTCAATGTAGTTTTCAATCGTCCGCTTTGTGAAGGTCGATAGAGCTTTAGTCCCCAGTTTGTCCCGCTGGAGCCTTCTCAGTCGGATTTCTTCAGTGCGTTTTGAGCGTTTCTGAGAAGTAACCTCGCTGATGTATTCATCAATCAGCGCGGCCAGAGTGATTGAGGAAGAGCGTTCTTCTGCGCTAATGTCTAACTCAGCCGCAAAGCGTTTTGCCTCAGAACGAGTTTTAAATGTTTTTGAGAATCGCTGTTTGTTTCCGTCAGCCTGAAGTCTGTATCCGTAAACTTCATACGTACCGCAAGGAGTTTTTCTGATTCCTGCCATATCCGCTCCGAGAATTTCCGTTAATTTCCGTTAGGATTTCCGTTAAATTTCCGTTATCTAAAACGGAATATAACGAGATATGCCAAAACGGACAACAAAAAATCCCGTAAAACCGAGGCTTGACGGGATATGACAAGTAGGTCTGGTGCCCGGGACTGGACTCGAACCAGCACGCCCGTGAAGGCGCTAGCACCTGAAGCTAGTGCGTCTACCAATTTCGCCACCCGGGCAACAGAGAGATGAAATTTTACCTATAAGATTCGATTTTTGCAAACACCTATATAGACTCTATTTGTAATAAATTATTTCAAATGAGCTTCGATTTCAATTTATCGGTCCCGGAGAATGCGAAGGGCAAAAAGAAAACCTCGCGAATCTGCGAGGTCTCAGGAATAAATCTGGTGCCCGGGAATGGATTCGAACCAGCACGCCCGCGAAGAGTGCGTCTACCAATTTCGCCACCCGGGCACAGTAAGCCGCAAAATTATTTATCCTCAAGGCAAACGGTTTTCAAGGCCCTGTCACACCATCA